TACCATGTGTTCTTGCCTGGAACATTATGATTTTTTACTTTTTCGCCAAGATACTTTTGTACATGACTTACCGCATAACGAGCAGCCCTTTCTCCTGATGCCATCTCATTTTCTTTAAGAGTTTCTCTTGCTACTAGTTCTAGTTCTTGTCGTGTATAAAATTTCTGTTTGCTCATACCTGATGCTACGACTCTTGCTATCTCAACTTCGTCTGGACTATCTTGTGCATCTACTACCTTAAAGTATCCCTTCTCAAAATCGAAGTATGCTAAATGCTGATCAGGTTCTTTTGCATTACGAGCTTCATAGAATAATGTTACGTTAGGTTTCTTACCTGACAGCTTGACACCAGAATCCATCCACCCCGCGAATGCACTACCACCTCTTGCTGACATAAAGGACAGATCATCTGCTCTTTCTTTACCTGTATGGTGAGCAATGATTACTGCTACCTTATATAGTTCAATGAGTTTATCTATCCTCGATAGCATCTCATGTATCTCTGAGTTAGAGTTCTCTTCTCCACTAAAGAAATTAATAATAGGATCTATCATTACTAAGTCTGGCTTATGAAACTCAATACTTTGTGCGATAGCATCTATGTCGCTGTCTCTCATGATGTTCTTTCTTAATCTGCCTGATGCTATAAGGTTTGACTTGCCTAAGTTATACAGCTCAGGATCGTGATGAAAAGGTTGGTAGTACATCTCTATTCTTTTCTTTAAGAACTCATGAATAATCTCTGCTTGTAGCCACATTACTTTGAGAGGTCTTGAAAAAGACATACCCATAAAGTCTGTGCCTGTTGTTGCAGCTGCCGCGAAAGCTCCTAGCCAATGCGACTTACCTATCTTTGGTTTACCTAATAGTAATACTCTGGATTGCTCAAAGACAAATGCATCTCCCCAATACTGTTCAATCCTATCGCAATCCATTGAGTCCCAGAATGGATCATTGAATGATTTGAGTCCAAGCGGATCACTGTCTACTACATGCTCGTTCTTAGCTTTAGTAATAGGATCTTCTTGATCCATGATTTCTTTTAAATCATCTGATAAAGATATTTGCCACTGACTTGTATTCCATTTCTGTATGCCTGTCTCATCTTCTGGATTTCTTTTAAGATGTCCAGTGCAAATACTTTGAGTGGTATTCAATACTTCTTGAACACTCATAGGTGGGTTGTTTGTTTGATTCCAATCTAATGCTTTGATTACAACCTCACGCATACCCCAACCTTCTAGTATCCATTTGCCTACCAACCTGGCGAGAGTATCATTACGCATACCTGTCTGCACACCATCTGATGTCAAGGGTGTTTTACTTTCTACATTGATCTTACCTGTGCTGTTATAGTCATAGATGATATTCATGTCTTGACTATTAAGAGTAGGTAAATCATCTAATGAATCTACGACAGCTCCTTCTACTACTTCAAACTTATAATTAACAGAAGGACTGACCATGACATAGCCACCCTCTCCTCTTATATCTAATTTACCTGTAGTGTTCCTTATCTTTAGGTCATCATTCATTGCATAGAAATAATGATAGCCACCGCGAGGAGTCTTTTGTTTGAGTATGGTTCTTGTTATCTGTCCTGACTCACAGAAATCACATGCCTCTTGAGTGTCTGCATCTAGCACTACAAATGTAACGCCTGTGATAGCGGCCCAGTTACATTCTGGGAATTGTAGATACCATTGCTTAACTTCATTAATAGTAGGTTGCTTCTTTATATAGTCAGCCCACTTAACTCTTGGTGTCTTTGACCAACGCTTTTGTAGAACCATATCATCTTCAAAGGGATGTCTACTTTTAAAGTATTCAGGTATGACATCTTTAGTAGAACCACATGGTATTAAATGAAAAAAGTTTTCATGGTATGACATGAGCATATCTTTACGCTCATCTTTTGCTATGTCTTGTCCAACTGTGTTAGCTTTAATTTCTATTGGCATTCGTCTACTGATCCATAGATGTTTTCCCAACCTAAAGCATAGCCTGTCATCTTAATAAGTTTCTTAGCCTGAGTTACAGAGGGTTGCCTAGTTCCATATCTCCATGATCTTACAGTATCAATGGAGACACCTAGCTCTTTAGCTAGTTTGTCTTCTCCTCTTTTTACAATGTAGTCTTTAAGTTCCATAGTTCTCCTTATATAGAATGGTATGAGCCAATATTATTTTCAATTAGGGGGTTGAGTTAGTAGTTAAATACTTATAAAACTACATTAACTCATACCAGATATTATATTAACATTAGTCTTTACAATTAGTAAAGAATTTTATTACAAAAGTATTGACAATGATTTTTATAAGAGTAATATCAATCTTGTATTAAAAAAAGGAGCACTTATTATGAAAGATTATTCTACGCTATCCCTACCGCAACTTTTGGTAGAGAAGAAAAAGAATTTAAAAAATCAAGCAGAGTTAAAAGAACAAAGTAGTTTACTTGACTTCGCTATAACCAAACATCCTGATGTGCATAGACAAGTTAATATACTTTCTAACACAGGCGGATCTACCAGAGTACATCTTAATGGTGTCATACCAAAAGACTTACGAGTTCAATATAAAGTTACGAGAACTTGGGATCAAGATTTCTTAGCTAAGTTGAAACAAGATATACCTTCTGATTTATTTCCATTCAAGACTAAGTATGTAGAGGATACATCTTTATCTAAAATGATTATGGAACATCATGCAGATGTATATGATCTATGCCAGGAAGGATTACAAACCAAGATTAATGAACGACCATACATCCAGTTCGTTGATCCATTAAAAGGAGCTGAGTAATGATTACACACAATGATGTAGTACAAGAGATACGTGATCGTATCAAAAGAGATGTTGCACCTGGCTTACATGCAGCTTGGGTTAATAAAATATTAATGATCGTTGACGATGTAGAAACCATTGCTGATGAAATGATAACAAGAGGAGTACAAGACTATGAGCCTGTTGAATAGTGTAACTACAGGGATACAGATCCCTTCAATAAAAATTAACCTATCAGGTACTGATGGCATTGGTAAGACTACCTTTGCTAGTCAAGCACCTAATCCTATCTTTATTAAAACAGAGTCTGGTACTAACTATGTAGATACATCATCCTTTCCTTTATGTGAAAGCTATGACGACATACTGCAACAGATCAAAACTTTGTATGAAGAAGACCATGACTACAAGACAGTGGTCTTTGATACAACTGACTGGGCTGAGAAGTTAGTACAGCAAAAGGTATGTCAAATACATGGACAGAAATCTATTGAGTCTATGGGATATGGTAAAGGTTTTACAGAATCTGCTGAGTTATTTGGCAGACTATTAAGAATGTTTGATGCCCTACAAAAGAAGAAGATGCATATCATCTTGCTATCTCATGTAGGCATAAGGACTTTTAATGATCCAGAGCGTGAGCCCTATGATCGTTGGGAGATGGCTACACATAAGAAAGTATCAGCAATGATACGTGAGTGGGTAGACTTCAACCTGTTTGCAAACTACGAGATATCAACTCGTACTAGTGGACAGGGTTTCAAGGAAACAACGAGGGCTGTGTCTTATGGCAAGCGTAAGTTGTTTCATAAATACACCGCAGCATTTGATGCCAAGAGTCGAGTTGATTTAGGGAATGTTCCCTTGGATCTTGACTGGACAGCTTTCATGACTGCATTTAAAGAATCTTTAAAATCTAAAAAAGGAGAATAATATGTCTGATGATTTTAATTTAAACTTGACTAATGTCGAGGAAACAGGTGGATCGTTTGATCTAATGCCAGTCGGTGACTACGATTTTGTAGCTACTGGATGGGAGAATAAAACAAGTGCTAAGGGTGATAGATACTTATCAATTACCTTTGATGTGACAGGCCCTACTCATTCTGGTCGTAAGATATGGGAAACCTTTATGCTTGAAGGAGCTGGGTTAAACGTATCTATAAGTAGACTTAGAGACTGGAGAAGAGCTATGGGTATGGAAGCTGATGTAGATGCCTTTGGTCTAGAGCAGTTAGAAAGCATGTTAAGCATTCCTTTTCAAGCCAAAGTAAATGTTGAGGTTGGCAAAGATAAGGGAGATGGAACGAAATGGGCTGACAAGAATAAGATTGCTAAGTTTCTTGCAGTTGCAACTAATAGCAATGCGTCAGCCCCTTCGCAAAGTCCTAATGAAACCGCATCAAATGATGATGGTTTTGATTGGGACAAATAATTTATTTACGAGAGAGAGTAAATAAATAACTCGAGTGAGTAGTCTTAATACCAAGGCTACTCCTCGCACCTAGGGTTATTGTATACCCTAATGTATTTTTGGAGAAATATATGACGATAGATAAAAGAGAGGCGAAAGCCCTAGTAGATTCAATGACATCACTACTAGATTCACTAGAACAAAACTTTGACAGTTTACCATCTGGGTTAGATACTAAAGTAGAAGAAGCTAAACTAACATTACTAAACGTGGATATAAAAGATGATAGAAAAAGAAAAATTTATAGAATATTTGGACAGTAAAACTTGCGATACAGTTTTAGAAGATGTGCAGCAATGCGTTGATGATTGGTCACTTAAAGAACTAGACTCAAGATCAGCAATGATTACGTTAGCAAGATTTGCTGTTAATCTTACCTTTAAGTTTTCTTA